CAACAGATACAATAGCATTTAGCACTGGTGGCACAGAACGTATGCGTATCGGCAGCAGCGGCAATGTGGGCATTGGCACGAGTTCGCCAACCGCTGGTTTTAGAACATCAATCAAAGGCGATTACTCCTCTGTGGTTGGAGGCATTGAGTTCGATAGCGGGGGTGGTGATAAATTTACGATAGGTCACTCAAGTGCAACCTCTCCTTCTGGTACCCTAAATGTTGTTGAAGCAGGTAATCTTATTCTGAAAACTAGCAACACAGAACGTATGCGCATCGACAGCAGCGGTAACGTTGGGATTGGCACAGATTCGCCTTTAAGAAGCCTTCACGTTGCAGGTGCAGGTGACACTGGAATTATGTTGCAGACTACTGATGCTACAGATGACAAAGAAATATGGGAAATACAGGTAGGCGAGGATGCAGGTAGTCTTGCAAATTTAATATTTAGAACCAGAACAAACAATGGTACAGGTGGCTCAGAGGCCATGCGCATCGACAACAGTGGTAATGTCGGGATCACGGCTGGTGGTTTGACTGTTAATGGTGGAAGTTCTGACCCTGCTCAACTTACTGTCAAACAAAACGGCAACACCTCAGGTTTTATTATAAAGAACTATAATGGAAATGAGGCTCAACTTGTAAATGTCGATAACGGCGACATAGTTTTCAAAACGAACGACAGTGAAGTCATGCGCCTGAAATCCAATGGACTGACTGTGAACAGTGGTACATCTAACGTAGTCGCCAAGTTTGAAAGTACGGATACCATTGCCGCAATTCAGTTAAAAGATAATGCAGGAGAAGCAGAGATTGGCGCTATCGGGAATGACATTGGTTTTTACCCTGCTGGAACAGAAGAAATGCGCCTTGAAACTGATGGCGACCTTCACGTTGATGGCAACGTAATCGCTTACTCAACCACAGTCTCTGATGAACGGCTTAAAGAAGACATCAAGCTAATCGAAGGTGCTTTGGATAAAGTGGGTCAGCTAAACGGCTACACCTTTACCTACAAAGCAGATGGCAAACAGAGCGCAGGGGTGATTGCCCAAGAGGTCGAAGCGGTTCTTCCAAGCGCAGTTACAGAAAGCAAATTGCCTCTCAAGACCGACGATGATGTTGAGTACAAGACTGTTCAGTATGACCAACTTATTGGATTGCTTATTGAAAGTGTCAAGGAACTGAAAGCTGAAATTGAGGAGTTAAAGAATGGCTCTACAAACTAGCGGTCAGATAAGTATTAATGATATTCATGTAGAAGCAGGGGGTTCTTCTGGTTCAGCGTGTGAAATTAACGACAGTGACATTAGGGGGCTTATTAGTAAGTCCTCTGGCGCACAGATGGCTTTTAACGAATGGTATGGTGCGAGTGCTGTATCTGCGCCTGTCTGGAACTCAAGCACTAAGACGTTTGACCTTGGCACTCCCGACACCATTCAAACCAAAACAGGTAACTTTACTCTTTCACAAGGCGGCGCTGTTGCAATCATTGCTATCGGCGGTGGTGGCGGTGGTGCAGGTGTGCTAGACACCTCTCAAAAATCAAGCGCACCCGCTATTAGGACATCAGGCGGTGCGGGTGGTGGTGTAGCTATCAAGGGATTTATTGGTACGTCTGGTGACTCATATTCCGTTTCTAGAGGAAGCGGTGGGGCAGGTCACACTTATTCACCTTCTATTGGTAACGGTAGCTCAGGTGGCACTACTACAGTCAGTGGTAACAGCGTTTCATTGACAGCAGGTGGTGGTAGTGGTGGTCAATACGATTACAACTACTCAGGCAATAATGCCAGCACTGGCGGTTCGGCTAGTGGAGGCGATGCAAATTATGTCGGTGGCATTGGGATAAATATCACCACAGGTTACGGCAACAACGGTGGTAATGGTTACGGCGGCGGCGGTGGCGCAGGTGGCGGTAATGGTGGTCAAGCACACCCGCAATCAGGTGCGGCGGCTAGAGGCACCTCGCCTTTAGATACTGGTTGGCTTGCCACTTATATCGGGAACGGTGGTCGAGGTGGCGTTGGTAGTTGGCCTTATAAACAGGGCGAAACTGGACAAAGTTACGGTGGTGGCGGTGGGGCAGGCGGCACAAATGCTGACAGCCCAAATAGCGCAGGTAACGGTGGTAGCGGTTCTGCGGGTATCATTCTTGTCTGTTATTGGAATTAAGCAAAAGGAGAGACACAATGGCTAATTGGAAAGTTGAAGGTGCGACTTTATCTGAAGATTTGGAACAGATAAAAACAGTAGACTATTCAATCGAGTATGAACACTCGCATACATACGCAAGCGAAGAAATAACTCCGCTACCTAAAACATCAACTGAAAGTGAGTTAATTGCAGGAATTAAAGCATCTCTTGGGGATACTAAAGTTCAAGAATTAGATACGGATACAAGTGTACCTGTTCAAGATCTTTGGCGTTCTTTTCCTATTACTGAAAAAACAGCAGAAGAAGAAACAGCAATTGATGCGGCGGCTGCAAGAGAAGTAAGGGATTCTCTATTAGCTGAGACAGATTTTTACGCTTTATCTGACGTCACTATGAGTGACGAAATGTCAGCGTATAGGGTTTCGTTAAGAAATATTCCGCAGCAAGAAGGTTTTCCAAGTAGTATCTCTTGGCCCACAAAACCTTAAATATATGAGTATAAGTCCCTTTAGTAGGGAGCTTAATATTTAAAAGTGAGGACAATAAATGTCTACAGAAAAAGAAAATACTTTAACCATCAACGATAATGAATATAAAATCGATGAGTTAACTGACCAGCAAAAGATTTTATTATCTCAAGTTTTAGATTTAGATAAAAAGATAGCTGCTGCTAAATTTAACCTAGATCAAATATCAGTAGCTAAAGATTCGTTCTACAATCTTCTAACTACATCTTTAGAAAGCAAAGAAGAATAAAAATAATAAAGTAAGGTGGAAACTATGGATCCAAATGATAGTTGGCATTTAAGTAAATCAGTGCCTATTTCTTTTATTTTAGGAATTATAGCTCAGACGGTCGCGCTCGTCTGGTACGTGTCAAGTTTAGATAACAATATTGATAATAATAGTAAACAGCTAATACGTCATGAAACACGTATAGAAGCCTTAGAGAAAGTAGTTCAGCAGCAAGCCGTCACATTAGGGCGCATGGATGAAAATATAAAAGCTATCCGTCACTCTGTGGAAAAGATGGCGAATACGGATACAGAACAGTAGAAGCCCAGTGAGGACAACAAATATGAAGAACGCATACCAAGGCCCTGAACTAACCATCTCTCAAGAAATAGATCAAATGAAGTATAGGCAAGTAGATGAGACCTTCCATGATAAGGTTATACGTATCGCTGGAGCTTTATGTGATGATGATGAGCATAAAGAATACTTAGAAAGTATTTTAGGTGAGATGAGATTCCTACCAGCTGGACGAGTACAATCAGCTATCGGTTCGCGTCGCATCACAACAGCATACAACTGTTTTGTGAGTGGTACGATTGATGATAGTATGGATACTATTATGCAACGAGCTGGAGAAGCAGCAGAGACTATGCGTCGAGGTGGGGGTATTGGTTATGATTTTTCATTATTGCGCCCAGGAGGGAGTAAGATTAAATCCCTTGATTCCTCAGCGTCTGGGCCCGTATCTTTTATGGGCATATTTGACGCTGTTTGTCAAACCATCTCGAGTTCAGGACATCGACGGGGTGCGCAGATGGGGGTTTTACGTGTGGACCACCCGGATATTAAAGAGTTCGTTACTGCTAAACGTAATTCTGATAAGCTTACTGGGTTTAATGTTAGTGTTGCCGTAACGGATAAGTTTATGGAAGCAGTAGAGAATGGAACTACTTATGATCTAATATTTGAAGGTGAGGTGTGGGGCCAGGAAAGTGCTACTGAAATCTGGGATATGATTATGGAAAGCACTTGGGACTGGGCGGAACCAGGTATCATCTTCATCGATAGAATTAATGAATCAAACAACCTATGGTATTGCGAAAGCATCGCAGCTACTAATCCTTGTGGTGAGCAACCTCTTCCACCTTACGGGGCTTGCTTGCTTGGGAGTTTTAACTTAACCAAATATGTTGATGATGGAGCTTTCAATTGGAAACAATTTGAGAATGATATACCTCACGTTGTCCGCGCGATGGATAATGTTATTGATAGAACAATCTACCCACTTAAAGAACAGGAGGATGAAGCTAAGAATAAGAGACGAATGGGACTTGGAATCTCTGGATTAGCTAACGCAGGCGAAATACTAGGGCATAGTTATGGTAGCGAATCATTCCTCGAATGGGCAGAAGAGGTATTCAAAACCCTCCGTAACGCTACATACCGTGCCTCATTAGAACTTGCAAAAGAGAAAGGCGCATTCCCTCTATATAGATCGAGCTGGCTTAAATCAGGCTTTGCAAAAACTCTTCCATACAAACTACGAAAGGGAATTAAAGAGTATGGTATCAGAAATTCACACCTTACCTCAATTGCTCCAACAGGCACCATATCACTGGTGGCAGATAACATCAGCGGAGGAATCGAACCAGTCTTTTCACATTACTATGAGCGTACCATCCAAACTGCTGACGGACCACGCGTTGAGCGCGTTGAGGACTATGCTTACACAAGAGGAGTCAGTGGACGTACATCAAATGAAATTACCGTTAGAGAACATCTCTCCGTATTAGCTTTAGCACAACATTACGTTGATAGTGCTGTGTCTAAAACTTGTAACGTGGGAGATGATGTTACGTATGAACAATTTAAAGATGTCTACTTGGAAGCTTGGAAGAACGGTTGTAAAGGTGTCACAACATTCCGCGCCGCGGGAAAGCGGTACGGTATTCTCAACACCATTGAACAAACCGTGGAAGAGGAAGAGGAGACAGAGGGCACGACTAAAATCACTTCAACGACGGGTGGAGAGGAGGAGAATAAAGCGGAAGCTTGCTTCTTTGATCCCGTCACAGGAATTAAAGAGTGTGCTTGATGACTTATAGGATAATAGGATGTCTAATATTATTGATGACCCTAACCGCGTGCTTAGGGAATCTGTCGAAAGACGGAATATTCTCAACAGCAGCCTCGAGTGCTGTGACTGCTATAGGGACGGCGGCGGGTGGACCAATAGTGGGTGCGACTGCAGGAGTAGCCGCGGGTGTTGCGACAGATGTTGTAACAACCGCACCTAGCTCTCCTAAAGATTTCTCTGGAGCTGATGGCGAATTGAACTTCTGGGAAATGCTAGCATTCATGTGGTCTAACTTCACGCAACATCTAATTGGATTAGGCATTGTGTCTGGAGTTGTATGGATTCTAACTGGATACTTAGGACTACGTGCCCGGCGCCCGGAAGAAAAGAAACTAGAAAAGATCCTCGTAAACAAAATGAAGGAGACTTAATATGGAAACTGAAGCAGCTTTACCAGCTACAACGATTATGCCAAACTCATTACTTGAGTATGTCATTCTCGCCGCAGTAGTGGGATTTATTGTTTGGAAGTTTGTACTTCCTAAGCTTAAGAAAGACGAATAAATGTAGGAGGCAGAGATGCCAACAGAACCTTTAACTATTTCTAATCTGACAGAGATTGGGTTAGTAGTTGATACTCCTGCAGTATCTCTCCCACCAAATGTCTTTAGCGATGTTCAAAACGTACGGTTCCGTGATGGAGCCGTACAGAAGTTTCCTGGAGAAACAGATCGATTTACTTCTACTGGTATAGACTATGTAGCTTTTTGGCCTGCTCCTTCTGGGGATAAGTACGTTGTTATTCGGGGAACTACTTTACAAATTTTAAATGCTAGCTATAGTAATGTGTCTTACACAAACCCAGAGTCTATATCTATATCAGATAGCTCTAATTGGCAGCATACTTTATTCAATGGTGGATTCCACATCATTATTAATAATGGTGCGCAGGCCCCAATGTATATACAAGACGACTCCACTCCGGTAATTAAAAAGCTACCAGGATGGGAAAGCTACGCACCAAGTACAGCTATTAAAACCTTTGAGTATGAAGGAGAAACTGGAGCGTACAAAACTATCACTACCGCTCTTGCTTCAGGTGATAAGATAAAAGTAGAAATGATTCCTAAAAGTGCATCTACACCTAGACGTTCTGAGACTGTCACAGTGAATGGATCAGTCAATGGAGTTTCACCGGACGGAACACTGCTGGATATTGGAACGATTGATAACATATCAGCTACGGCATTTAGATTTACTCCTAACGATGGGTTAGGTGGTAGCCAATTTATCATCTCCCTCGTAGCACAAAACCCCGTAACAGCGGTAACAGCAGGCGTTATTAGAGCTTACGGGAATTTACTAGTCGCAGGTAATCTAGCAGAGACTGGTGGTAATGGTAGGAAACTAACAGGTGTAGTTAGAACTTCAGACGTTGCTCCTCCTGGAAATATGCCGTTAGGATGGAACCCGTTTGAGATAGGTGCTAGCACTGCTGATGAGTTCACTCTCTCGTCAACAGGGACAATCCAGGACATGGCTGAACTACAAGGAGTATTGTACATCTACACGGATACTTCAATACATGCTCTGCAGCGTACTGGTAATTCATTTATCCCTTTCCAGTTTTCAACTATAACAGATAGCTACGGTGCTAATAATACTGGATCCGTTCTACAAGTTGATGGTAAACATATTGTGTATGGCTCTGGAGATGTGTACGTTTTTGCTGGACATCCAGGATCAATTGCGTCCATCGCAGATGGAAGAGTAAGAAGTATCTTTAGGCAAGGCCATGATTACAAAACAGTACGCTTTAACTTGTTTGATGAGATATGGTTCTATAGAAATAATGCAACTCAATACGTTTGGAATTACAGAAAAGATGTATGGACAAAAAGAGTTGGCTCCGCTCCACTTGCACTGGACAGCATAGGTAATAATTTAATCTTAGCAACTGCTACAAAACTAAAGACAGTGAATGAGAATTATCTAAGTGAGTCTTACGTAGAGCGTAGAAGAATCTCTATAACTCCTGAGTTTGACACAGAATCTTTATCATCCATTGCTTTCATAGTTGAAGGTAGTGGAACATTAGAAGTAGATGCTGTTGGATCAAATGCTCCTGGAGATAATAAAGATCCTACTGCTTCCGCTAGTGGACAAATGAATACAACTAGTTTTAACATTGCTAACGACTATAAGCAAGACATAAGAGTACATGGTCGCTTTTTAAACTACAGAGTTACGCATACATCCACATCAAATACATTTAATCTTACAGGAATGCAATTTGGTGTTTCTAAAGGAGGTCAACGCTAATGACGACTTTAATCCACCCTCCAATTACTGGTGATCCACAACTAGATAGTTGGACATACCGACTAACAAGTTTGATAAACCAAGGGTTAAACGCAGGGGAAATCTCAGCGTCTCAATCGAGTGTGGATTCTGGAAGCACAGCACTTTTCCTATATCAAAGATCAACATCAAATTCTACTGCTCCAACTTTACCTACTAGTGTAGTATATAATTTTGAAAACTCACCCATAGTTTCATCTGCGAATAATGGATGGACTTCAACGATTCCTACTACAGGTGGTGATAACATATGGGTTACTCTACGGTATGTTGCGGCGAGAAGTGGTACTATAACCGGGTCTAACTCATGGAATACTGCAGCACTTTTAGGAACTGGCGGCGCAGATGGCGCTGACGGTGTTGATGGTGCTGATGGGAACGATGGTAAATCTGTAGCTGCTTTATCTATTTATAAAAGGTCAAGCTCTACTATATCGCAAGCTCCTACGGGAGGCAGCTATAATTTTAACACTAACACTATATCTCCTCCGACTGGTTGGAGCGCAAGCATTCCATCTGGAACAGGAACTGTTTATATCTCCTTGAGTACAGC